CTACTCATCGGACGAATTCAAAGAGACCCGCACAAGCATCCCCATCGCCCTGGCCACGGAATCCAAGGAGTCCAAGCTCGTCCGGGTTCGAGACAGGTCCAGCGTCTGGCTGATGAGCTGCGGCGAAACCCCGAGCTTCTTTGCAAGCTCTCGCTGACTGACGCTGCGCTCAAGCATCTCATTCCTGATCGCAATCTTGAGCGCCATGACCAAGGGAAGGCGCACTAGCTCCTCTCCCTCCTTCCGCTCGGGGGCGGGCGGAATCGTCCGCTTTTCGTCCAGATAGTAATTTGCCATGTCGGCGATCACAGTGACCGCCGCCTTGAAGGCCTCCTCTCTAGAGTCCCCCTCCGTGACTGCGCCTTCAATGCCGGAAACAAGAACTGTGAACCCGCCTTCATCGGAAGGCTCAAACCTTGCCGGATAGGCGGCATACGCCATTACATCCATGAGACTAACAGTGCTTTCCGCAATGCCTCCCTCCGATCCCGGAGGGAGGCGCCGTGCTACAACGGAATGCCGAGCTCTTTTAGAATCACTCGAGCGGTGCTTTCTTTTATCGTCCTGTGGCGTGGTACTGGGGAAGACTTCCCATTTCGTTCACAGATATCGTGGCCGGATCCGTGGCGCTTAAAGACGGCACCGTATTTTGCAACTTCCGCAGCAAGTCTGCGGTTTTCACTGTTCCTCCTTTATGTTGTTGAACAATACTTGTATTGTGCACGAACACCCCAAGGATGCCAATAGTTGTATAGCCGACACTTTTTGAGCCGCTCACCGCGCTAGAGTTGAGCGGCAAGCGCGTCCTTGTCGGCGCTCACTCTTGTAGAAAGCTCCGAACCTTCTCCAGCCAGGCTTGCACCTTCTCCGAGTAGGCTTTCGCATCTGGCGAGGCGCTCTTGAGTACGGTCTCCGGTATCTCGGGCTGCTTGCAGATCACTCTTGGCTCTGGTGTCTGCGGCGTCGCGCACCCGGACAGCAGTAACCCGCACAGCGCGAGCGTCAGATAAAGCCTTGTCTCGCGCGGCAAGCGCATCAGCCAATTGTCTTGATTGTTTCTCATAGCGTTCCTGCGCCTCCTTTTCTACCGCCCTGGTCTGCTTCTGCCAATCAGATTTAAGCTCGCTGATCTGAGCTTCATACTTCTCCGCCGTCGAGGATCTTCCTCTGGAGTACCCCCAGAACGCGGACGCTATCAAAGCGCCAATGATGACACCGGCAATGGCCAAATTCTTTTTTATCATTCCTGACCCTTCATACAGATCCGATACTCTTTTTCCCGCCGATTCACCAGCCCCGGGTGCTTCTTATTTTTGAAGTAGCACCAGCGCCTGATTTCGGTGCAGGCTCCTTTGTAGTCCTTGCGATTCAGCTTCTTCACGAGTGCCGAGCTACAGAATTTCTTTTGGCCGATGTTGTAGGTTAGACGGAGATAAGCGTCGAGCTCCCCTTCCGAGAGCGGCACTTTGACACAGCGGCTGATCCCTGTCTTCGCCATCTCGGTATCCCGGTACAGTCTCTGGAGCGCCTGCGTCGGCTCAATAGTGTCCCCTTTCTTCACACCGGCTGTTGTCCCCCACCCGATAGTGGGGACGTCTCCTTTCACGGGGACATAGGCGGTTGAGCTATAGCCCTCGTACCCGGCGATCCCTACCAGCGTGGCGGCTGATACGGTCATTGCGGTGATCTGGTAGCGGTTCATAGAAATCCCTCCTGCCCCCTGGTATGAACGCCTTATTTTTTAAAAACTCGCTATAATGCGATACGTAAGGTCTCTCTCTCCTTACGTAGGTGGTTTATGGAGTCGGTAGGCTTTCCCCGGAAGAGCACATGCTTTCCCGGGGATTTTTATAGGAATCGACCGCCAACCCAAAGCGTTAAAAGCGCTACTCCGAATGGGACAATCACTCTTTTAATGAATTCCCACGCCTGAGCCCGAACCCGTCTGCGCTCATCAGCGCGGATCCGTTCTTCATCAAAAGCATCCATTCGGTTCTCCAAAGTAAGGACTCTGTTTTCTAGATCTTTGCTATAATCTTTCATGTAGATGTGGTCCATCTATGTGTAACGTTTCTTAAGTCTCTGTTATGATTCGTTCCATCCCCGGAAGAGTTCCCGCTCTTGCCGGGGATTTTTACAGAGATCGGATAAAACCGATGACGCCCAGCACACCCCCAATAACGGCGCAGGCGACCAGCACGAGTTCTTTCCAGAAGTGGAAACGCTCCTTTTTGTATTCGCTGATAGCCGCTTGCTGAGCCTGTTTCAACTTCTGTTCATCCATAAAAGCCTCTGGCTTATCTATTCTTTCTTTGGTATCATCTCTCACGTACAGACCTCATATGTACACATTGCTCAGTCCCCGAAAGAGCTGCAACTCTTCCGGGGATTTCTTTTACCTGAGGAAGAGCTCCTTCTCTGCCTCTCGTCTCCTTACCAACCCCGGAAGCTCCCTCCCTCCCGCTCGCGTCCAACGCCTGAATTCGTACCCCGCATTGACGACCTTGCCGGCATTGAGGAGCTTGAGGAGGGTAGATCTCCGCAGTGCCCCAGCGCCACAGTTGTATGCAAAATCCAATAAAGCGATGAACTGCCCTTGCGTTACAGCGGCCCTGACAGATCGGGACAGCACATCACGAAGACGGTAAAGCTCAGACTCCAGAAGCTCGTCTGCCTCCTCTTGAGTAATCTTTATGTTCCTGATGACAGGGTTCCCGGATGCCAGGCGTGTAGAGCCATAACCCACAGTCCATACCCCCGCAGGATCCCGGTAGGAAGCCAGCCGACACCCCTCGTTCGACTTAATGAAGGGGACCGCAATTGCCGGGTCCCACACCGAAAATTCTTTCTTTTCGCTCATAACTCTCTCAGCCATAAAAAAGCCATCGAGAGATTCACGTCTCCCAAGGGCTTTGTTCTAAGAAAAATGGATTGGTTTTAATCTTTTCGATGAAGTTCTCCCTGGCTTCCGTCTGCCACTCCGTCAACCATCGCCTCTGACCGCTCTTCCATCGCTTTCAGCATCTTGCGGACCGGCGCCGGGATAATTGACCCATACCCCATGCGCTCAATATTTTCTAAAATGCTGCCAAAGTCGTTCAGGCAGAAAGCAAAGACCGCCGCATCCCTGACACTGACGAAAGGTATGACCGAAGTGATATCCAGCCCATGGCAAAGTGCCACGAGGCTCAGCATGACGATCTTTTTGGTGATGCCAAGGAACCCCGTACGGGAATTCCACTGCCCGGTCTTCATCGCGGCATAAGTACCGCTCAAATAGTCGACTACGATAAAAACAAGGAGCCACTGAATGGCGTCATCGACCGGGCCAAAAAGAAAGGAGCACAAGGCTCCCAGAATCCCGCCAACCGCCAGAAAAACGCGGGATGAAAAATCAGGAATCAGATCCACCATAAGCGTAAAGCCTCTAAAGGATCATCGCGTCTCCCGTCAGGCCGAAGTGGCGCCAGTGGCGTTGGTATCGGTTACGGTTTCACTCGTGGAAGTCGTGGTCTCCACAAGCTCTTTCCCGTCTTCGCCGTATGCTTTCACCTTCCCCGTAGCCCCGTCGACCCAGCGGTCCAGGTTCGTCATCTTGACAGTGAGTTTCGGGACAGAGCTGAGCGCCTGCAGCACTTTGCTCTGAAGATCCGTAGCGTCTGCGGAATCCGCGATGCAAAGGATATTGACGTTAAAACGGTTATAAATTGTTGCCATGATGTTTGCTCCTAAAAAAGTTAACCAAACCAGATGTCGTTGTGCCGCCAGCCCGTATCGCCGTAGGACGAGTAACACCGCTGGTAGACGCGGAGGCCTAGTTGGACGTTGGAGTTCTGTTCTTGTGCGTAGTCGTCGTAGCCTCCCCACATCGACACCGTGAAATTCAGCCAAGGAGCATTGCCGCTGCCACCGTTGTAGACGGTGAACCACTGGCTCTCGCCCCAAGCGGATATGCTCTTGTTCTCAAAGTGCGCCGTGGAGGACTCTCGGAAAGTGCCGGGATGGGTGGTCGTCGTGTCGTCCCAGTACGCGAAGTAGCACCCGCTTAGGGCTTGCGCTCCAGCGATCATGCAAATGCACAACTGCCAGTTGAGCGTTCCAGTCCCTACGCAGTTCACCCCGGCGTTGATCCACACAGCTACGTCCCTCTCGTGGGTTGTGCCCCTGTAGACCTCATTATCGTTAATGTCTGTTATGTGGTCTGTGTACGAGAGATGATTCCTGGTCGTGCTTTGATTGGTGGCCCAGTGGTTCGTAATGCCCGGAGGCACGAGGTTCCCTCTCAGGTACCCAAGATCAGTGCCTGCCGAGTTCACGAACCCTACGTTGTAGCCCAGCGTCGAAGCGTTCGTGTAGCGGTTGCCGAGATCTTGGCCAGAAGCCTCTATGAAGCCCACAGCCCCGGCGTTTCCGTTGTTCGTGTAGAACAGATTGTCGAGGTCGGTGCCCGCGGAATTGAAATAGTTGACGCTCATCTCTCAAGCTCCGCGACCCGGGCCTTCAGCTGGTTGACCTCGTCCACCAGAGCGGCCACAACGGCGTTGTAGTCAAGCGCCAGAAAGCCTTCTTTATCCTCCGATACGGCTTCGGGGATAACCTTCTCAACCTCTTGGGCGACAAGGCCGACGTGCGTCTTACCGTCGTCTTTCAGCGTATAGCGGTAGGCGGTGAGGCCTGAAAGATCAGGATGCACCGGAGTCAGCCCGGTTTTCTTCCTCGCGTCAGATGTCGCCTGGAAGGACGGGGCTTTGACCGCGGCCGAAAACGCGAAATAGTCCCCGGGATTTGTGTACGAGAGGGTTCCACCGCCACTCCCCAGATTGCCCATGTAGATCTTTGGCGTGGTCGGGTCTTTCAGATTCCGAATGCAAACCGCGCCATCCATGTAACTACAAATTTGTGCCTGCCCATTAAACTTGATCCCGGTTTCTGATCCTAGGGACATCGTTCCACCAGTCAGCGGCAGATAAGTCGCGGCGACATCCGTGGCTTTCGCGTAACCAGCAAGAGCCGCGTCCACCGCGTCAGTTGTCGCGTAACCAGCAAGAGCTGTGTTCACCGCGTCAGTTTTCGCGTAACCAGCAAGAACAGAATCCGCCTCAATCGCCTGGATGCTCGCCGCTTCCTGAGCTTTCACAGCGGACACAGAAGTAGCCTGCGCGGCCGTCACCGCCGTCACGGATTCTGTTCCCTGCGTCTGGATGGAGCTGATCGCTGTTGCCTGAGCCGCCTCTACCGCTGAAACCGCGGCAGTTCTCTCTGTTGTGATATCAAGCTTCGCCTGCGCTATATCAGACTCAATCTGGGTCTGAGACGCCGACGCGGAATTTGCCGAAGCCAGCGCGTTAGTTTCAGATGCCTTCGCCGCCTCAGCGCTTAGAGCCGCACCTGAAGCGCTCTCAGACGCGGAATCCGCGGAGGATGACGCCTCTGAAGCTAAGTTTTTTGCCGCGTTTTCTGATGCTTTTGCCGCTGACGCGCTTGTCGCCGAGGCTTCTTTAATAGCGGTGAACGCGGTCCCCAGCAATACGCTCGTGGCCCCGTTCGCGCTGTTCCAGGCTATGACCTTGTCTCCATCTTCGAGAGCGTCTTTCTGGGGCAGCTCGCTGATTTTCACCACGGTCATTTTTGTCTAATATCCCTTGCACTTATTGATAAATAGGTCCTGGTACCCATAAAAAAGGGAACTCCAGGCTTTAGTGACGTTCCCTAAAAATTTAGCGGATCAGTGCTCTCGCTTTTCCTGCCGATTACTCTGATTAAATTCAAGCCGTTCTCTTCCAGATGTATACCGCCAGATAGGGATTACGAAGGCTGAAACTTTGCCCGCCGCCTGCAGCCCCAACCGCTACCGCATGGCTATGCTGCCCCGCGTACGAGGTTTCACCGCTCCACGACCGAGCCGCGTCAAAATTAATCTGGTAGTGCGATTTCATACTGCCGCCGTCGTCCATACCCTTAGCCCCGCCGACATCCGTGGCATAAAAAGCCCCGGACTCAGTCACAAAGTAGCGTGTATATAGCCCCGCGCCAAAAAAGCCCGTGATCGTCATCGAACCACGGGTATGCGTATGCCCGCCAGCCTCAGACACCTGTGCCGAGTGTGTGTGCGCCGGCATTTCGTTCACCGTGAGCGTGTGCGCGTCATTGCCTCCAGTGCTTCCCGCAAGAATCCCCGCGCCTGCGTCAATCAGGCCACGCCCCGCGCCTACTCTCTCCCATGTGCCAATGCCAAAAAGCACGCTGGGGTTAGTGGCAGATGTGCTGATATAGATCGACCCCACCGGATAGATTGTGTCGAACATCTTTGTCTTGAAGAAGCTCTCCAGCGCGGCCTGAAAGCCTTCATAAAGCCCTGTCGCGTTAATCCCCGCGTCCTGCCCCGCGTAGTCCGCCACGAGCTGCCCAATCGCGAAACCTGCGCTTGTCCCTTGCGCGATCGCTCGATTTACCTGCTCCGATTTCGCTATACCGCCCTGGAACCCCTTCTGTACGACCGACTTCAGAGCATCTCCGCTCCACTCTTCCTCACTGACTACATTCGCATTTGCGCCGTTTGCGAACGGCTGCAGCTGATTAACCGCCATAACCACTTACTCCTTATATATTGAAATTAAGAACCCGATGAAACCACTACCCCAGCGCGATTTTGTTTGACGCCTCATCGGAGAAAACGCTGCCCGTTGTGGCTCCAAGATAGGCAATCGGAGAATCCGCGAGAATCACCCCCACTCCGGCATTGCTAAAGGGCAGTGCCTTCGATTCAAATAGCGTGATAATGGCCGGCGGAAAAGACGTTTTATCCATTGAAAACGTGACTGTCATATCCTGATTGTCTGAGTAGCTGAAATCTTCTTTTGCCAAGCCAAAACAATCAGAAAACTTCTCAGCCAGTTTCACGGCCCCACCAGAAGAGCCGTCGTAGTGGTTAAGAGCAACCTTAAATTTCAAGCAGGCCCGATAAATCCCATCCGGGAGATCTATGAAGCCGTAAGCCGACATCTTCGGTTCATACCAGACCCCAAGGTCGAACCCCACTCCACCATCATTGTCGAAAGCAAAGAAGGCGTCAGTAATCGGCGCCTTCTGCCTTCTGGCGAACCCTACGCGTACCCCCACCGCGTCCAGCTGTTCCCCCTCGGCAAGATCCAGGTCGAAGTCGTTTTTCAGCCCGGCAAGAGTCTCCTGAGCTTTCCTGAGGGGATCTGTCAGCAGAAAGATGAACCGCTTGAATTTCTTCTCCCCGGCATGCGCTCCGGCGACAAGATCGGTATATTCATTCACGTCTGCCGCTATTGCCATTTAGTTCACCGTAATCGAAATGTCTTCAGCAGAGATAGCCGCCCGCTCATTCCACGCGATTGAGACTGATTTGCTTTCACCGTTCAGTGTCAGGGATTCAAACGCAAAATCCTCGTCATACTCACCGTTATCATGCTTGATGATGGCCGCGGCACATTTCGCAAGATCAACCTTCTGCCCAATTCCCAGAGCCTTGATGTACGACATCAACCGCTCCTTAATGTCATCCTGCTCGGTTGACAGCCACGTCTCAGAAGCTGCCACCGTAATCACCGCTTTGACAGCTACCGCCTTGGGGCGTGAAAAGCTTATTTTGAAATCATTGCCAAAATCATCATCGAACGTCGCTGATACATCCCCATATGTAGAAACGCCCTGGGATTTCCCTTTGTAGATGGTCTGTGCAATGTCGGCCACGCTGCCGCCTTCAACAACAAACGCGATAGAGTGCGCTGGGATACCGTCTTCGCTTTCTTCCCCCGAATCATTGCTCTTGCCAGCAACACCTGTTACCCCGTCCAGATTGGCTATAGATCCCGCCAAGGCGTCCCAGAGCGAGCTCCCGGGAGACATGGTCGATATTGTCTGCCGGGATCTGAGAGCCGCGTCAGTTTCCGCCGCATTCCCGGGGACAGCTATATTCCGATTTGTCACGGTTTGCCACCCGATAATCGGGGTAGCAATCGTTGAGACAGCCCCCACTGCCGCGTTAATTGCTCCTGCTTTGTTTGCTGTAGCGGTAACCGTTACATCTCCGGACGAAGGAATAGAGCAATCCGGAATGTCCCATAGGTTCCCTGAAGGGTCGGACGCCTGGGCTCCGGTAATCACGGTACCTGCCTGCCCAACAAGCGTCAGGTCAACGGTTGAACGAGCCGCGGCATGCCGTTCAAGCCCGTTCACCTTCACCGCCCCATCAAGCGCAATGCCTGTCGCTGTTGTTGGGTTATAGCTGTTGTATGCGCTAACGATCGCGCTGTTTGTGTCACTGATAGCTTTTGCGAAAATCGCAAGCAACTGCCCGTCCTGAGTATCCGCGTCAAGGTTAATGTCGGACCCGAAGATAGCCCGCGCGCCTTCCTGCAGATAATCAAGCACTTCATCATAGGTCGGTGCGGATACCCCATCTGCCGTGATCTCTGCTACCGGGTTCGAAGTCGTCATCAAAGAGCCTCTGAGACGCTGGAAGCGCCATAGGTCGTGTCAATTTTCGCGGTGATTTTCAGTTTCCGGATGTTCGTATCAAGGACGGCCTCATACTCTGTAATGTCCCTTACGCCCGGCGTACCGCGGATCCTGTTTTGAATTATGGTGTCCGCGACGCTTTGCTTTCCCAGCACGCCTTTTGGGAGCCATTGAGTGCCTTCAGTTACGTCAAGGAACCACTGCCCCGTCCAGAGCTGAAGTCTTGTACTGACACACTGGGCGACGCCTTCCGGGGAGTCTTTAAAGTACTCGTTGGAGCGGCCGAAGATGAAATCACCATCCGCATCCATTTTTCTGACTTTCATCTTCTTTTTCTCACATCTGCTGGTCGGGGGACGAGCCGCCGTTATGGGTGTGACCGTTATAGGTCGCACGCATGCCAGCCATGGTTGCCTTTCCATTCATATCAGTCACATTGCCTTTAGCCGTGAAATTCCCCGTGCATAGGACGTCCGGAGCATCCAGTACGATGCGTGAAGCCTTGATTGACGCGTTCCCCGATACCTCAGCCGTCATCTGCTCGCCGGTCACCTTGGCCTGCAGATTCCCCGATGTCACCAAAGAAATCAAATGGCTTCCCGGGTTGAGTGACACCCGCGCTTCTCCGTCATCACTGCGAAGCTCTGCGCAGTCAGAGGCAACCCCTTTGATCCGCCTCGGCTGGCTCCACACCCCGGGGACACAGAAGCCGTCAGAAAGATCGTGCATCCTGTACTCAAGCGGAGGATTCACACCACCATTTGCCCACCAGCCATCAATGCATCTGGACGCGAATATAAGCAGAACCTCATCGCCTGCCTTCACGGGGAAAGACAGGGAAGCCCCACCGGCGTGAGGGAAAACAATCGGGCAGTCAAGCAAAACAGGTAGCTGGACCCATTCTGTCGACCCATCTTCGTGCTCAATTCTTTCTTTGATCGCCGGCTGAACACTGGCCGTAAGAGCCTCAAGGTCTACGCCAGTTACAATTCCGGGCATGGCCGTCTGGAGCATGGACAGCCGCGCAAGAATAGCCGCGTCTATCTGCTCCGCGGGCTCAGTAAGATAATTTCGGCGCGTAATCATTTATAAGAAACCCCCATTTCGTCAGAGCTGTGATTCTTCGCGTATTGGAAAGGCGTCGAGCTGAAGGTGCCCGGTTTGTATTTAGACCCAAGCCCCGCGCACTGTATTTCGGTTTCCCAGGTGCCGCCGCGCGTATCCCCTCTATGCGATCGGGCATAAATCTTGTAGTACCCGTAAGGATCGATAAAATCACCGTTCGCGACGGCGTTAGCTGAGATCGCCTGTTGAGTGGTCGATGTGTCATAATCGGGACCGTTTACCGTCCCGCGAATATTCACAACATGGCCCATTTCAAGGGATGGGTTAAGAAGTGATACCGCTCTTACACCATCCACGCTGACGGTAGGGCGATCAAGAAGCCCGGACGACGGATCAAGCACCGTAACTTCGGTGCTCCCCGGATCCGCCGCGGGTATCGCCGTAAGCCCCTTCCCGCCCCACCCGTATTCAAGATTGTTTGTTTTGGCCAAGTTCTGGATGGCATATTTTGTGGGACCCCACAACGCCTTCCCTCTGGGCAGGGCCGTCGTATCAAGCCCTTCATTTCGGATTTCTGCCCCCGCGCCAAACCCAGACAGCGACGCCTTCACGGCGCTCACCTGCTGCACTGCCCCACCTCCCTTAGGCATTGCCGAGTTAAGAAAAGCATACCGGCTCGCTATTGATCCAGTCGCGGCCACAAGTTTCAAGTACGTTTCAGTCTGCGAAGACCTCCCGAACGCAGTCCAAAACAAATCCCCGCGAAAAATTTCCGCGTGATTCCCCTGATATCCCGCCTCGATAATAAGAAGCGGGTTATCTTTCACGTTAATCTGAGCCGCAGTCTGTGCGCTGATATTAAAAATCGTCACCGTTGCGGTGCATGGGCGATTAAGAAGAGCCTGGCTGATTTCAAACTGCACGTGAAAGGATGACAGATCAAGAGCCGCGTCATTGCCCAGATAGCTGCCATTCAAAAATTCAGCAATCCGGTCCCTCTGTTTCTGTACTGTCAAACGGAAATATCGGATCCACATCGAGTTGTCAGACATCATCTCCACTCCACTGAAGAGCAACAAAGTCCTCGCCGATTTCGTCGAAGCCGACCTCGTCATTGCTGCCATCCGTTCGCTTTAACACCAAATGGCCGAATCCCTTGTAGTGGAACTGCACGAAAGCATCGGTATTAAGCCATAAAGGGACCCCGCGCACAGCTTCCCCGTCTTCAAGCCGGATCATGTCCAAAAACCACCCACTTTCCCTATAGACAAGCGCCACCCAATAAGAATCGGATCCGAGTTTTATTTCAAACTCCTGATTCCCGTCTCCCAGAGGGATGTTGTAAAAATCCGCCATCGTCAGCCACCTATCCACGTACTCAGAGGGCTCGTCCCCGCGTATCCCGCTGTTTTCACCCCCATTGATGTCTTCCCGCTTGTCTGGCTCGCGTTTCGCATATTGACGCTCGAAACGGTCACATTAAGAGCCTGCGCCGTAATCACCTCTTCAAACCTGGCGTCAATGATGAGCGCGTTCTCGGTATCCACTGCCGAGCTCGTCCGCAGGGACGTACAGATCATGTTTCTGTACTCCCTCTTCCCGGTTTTGATATCAAGAAGCTCAAAGCCCTGCAAAAGCTTCAGGAAGGTTTCATAGACCGCCTGGGTTGTGGTCACTCCCTTTAAAAAACTCCCAGAAAGAACCGAGTTAACGAGGGCGGAATTATCTGACCAGCCAAAGGAACAGTTAAGGACTGAGGGCTCCCGAAAAGCATGATCCGCGATATCCGACCCGGTATCTACCGGGTGACGGGTAACCGTGATTTCGTCTACATGCACCTCTGAAATCACGACATCCGGGATGATGGCTATAGCCCCATCAGCGCTTTGGATATGGCGTGCCCGACTGAGAAGCAGCGCCTCTATTGTTCCCGTTTCTCCTGGCAGAACATTGCTTATAACGCTCATGGAACTAGCCTCCTACAGGAGAAAATATCATCTGGTTCGTTTGCATAGCAGCGGAACTCGCGGCTGACGCTATGGCTTCTGGTGTGCCCGCCTGGTGCCCGAAGTTAAAGTTTTGAGTCACAGTCACGCGGTTGTCGCTATTCACCTTGCCGGCATCGCCTGCCGAAGCCATACCGCCGAACCCTCTTGCCGCCATTCGATCAGCACCCCAGCGATTAAGCACAGCCTGGGCATAGCCAAGCCGCGTACGCATCTGGCGCTCATATCCGTTCCCCCATCTGTCGCCATAGATCCTGGTGATTTGGGCGTCAGAGGCCATATTGCCGTAGGTTCCCCCACCATTCTCATAGCCTCTCTCCATGATCTCCGTTGCCTCGCGTGTGCCAGACGCGTTCATAATCGCCTGGGTAATCGTTGGACGCTCAGCAAGGAACACATCCAGCTGTCGCTTAAACGGGACCTTAGTGATATCACCACCATACTGCGACGCGTCACCAAAAAGCTTCCCATAGATGTTCCAGAAAGTCTTCTGGCGGTCTCCCTGGCGGTTTCTGGTCCACTGAGCGATACCGACGCCGTTGTCGCCCTTCATCTTCGCTTTGGCCGCCGGATCCAGACCACTTTCTGCCAGAAAAACGCCGAGAACGCCTGCCGCCTGCTCTCGGGTCATGCCACGCGACATGAGGTACTCCATACCAGCATCCACTCGCGTGCCCTGAGCTTCGGTCAGGCGGGCAGCGGGAGCCACAACCCCGTTAATCGTGCTGATTGACGGCTGCTGCGCCTCTGTCAGCTGGTCGCTGTTTGTGGTATTCCCGTCCTGGATCCGGCGGACATTCTCGAGGGTGCTGGCGGTGCGATCTCTTTCCTCTTTGTAGCTGGAGACCGCGGCGTTATAGAACGCTCTTCCTTTAGCGAGCGGGTTTCTCCACGAGATCCCCTTCGATGCATCAATGCCGGCTTTAAGCCCCGCAAATACGCCGCGGATCCGTGAGGCAAGCCAGTCCGTCATATCCCTTACCCAGTTCTCGCCGAAGTACCCTTTAATCAGGTTATAGAACCCGCCAAAAGTCACGTCGGCAAGGGTCGTAAGCATATCCCTCGTCTGGTTCAGGAACGTGTGGGCATCCTTGCCCGCTGACTGATAGTCAGCTCCCAAGGCTCGCATCGCATCGGACTGAGCCTTCATTTCACTGGAGAAGCCCCCGCGGGTAATCTCATCCATCGCCCCGCCAAGGCCAAGCATCGAGGCGTAAGAATTCGCGGTTGCCCGATCCATGTGGCTCAGGCGTTCCCCAATCTCGGGGATCACAAGAGAGAGATCCCGGAACTGCCCTGTGGCCTTGTCAATAACCTCTACACCGAGCTGCTGCTCAATATTCTCAGCAAGCCCGGGGGCGTTCTGGAGCTGGTGATAGAAACTGTCGACGGCAGACCTGGCCTCCTGAGCGCTGCCGCCGAATTTCTCAAATGTACGCTCGAGTGCCTTCAGATTCCCCGCATCCCCGCCGAACTTCGATACGGTGTTATATCCCTGCTCGAGACCTTTCAGGTTATTAGCGAGGCGGCGAACAACAGCGATCATGGCTTCCGCAGCCACAACCGCAGCGCCCATCTTACCTGCGGCAAGTGAGACGCCCTTTTCAGTCGCCCGGACCGACTCGTTGAATTTTGCCTGGCTTTCCTTATCGACTTCAAAAGCCAGTTTCACAAAGAGGCCGTCAAGCAGCGTTGCCATGAGCTAACTCCTGTTCCATTCTCGTCACGAGTGCCCGATTCCTTGCCTGGCAGTCAAGATACTGATTCATCAGCTCTATATCCGCGAGATCCAGCGTCCCGTCTTTCAGGCTTTCATACCGGCAATATCCCGCCGCCACGGGAGCGAGAAGATAATCCTCTCCTCCCTCAAGCCGCGCCCATTCTTTTGCGAGTTTCGCTTCGGGCGAGTTCACTCCTGGAAAATACGAGCCGCTGTGCGGAGCTTTTCCACAGCGGCGGATGTAGGGAACAGATTCTCTGTCACTACCCTTGCCACAATGGGGATGAGCTCAAAAATACTCAGGGGGAGCATCAGTACTCCGTCGGACATCAGCGGATGAAATTGCCGGTCTGTGCCTTTAAATTCGACTACAGAGAGACAGGACCTCAGCATGGAATTAAAGTCATCGTCAGGCATCCTTGCCAACGCCATCGCAATAGGTTCCGACTTGGCCAAAAGGTTCGCCGCGTCTGCCGGCGTAAAAGGCGCATCCCGTTCTTCAAGAAGAGCGGCAACAACAGGAGCTGCCGCAGGGAGAAGAGGCAGGATTTTTCGAGCGATGGCAAACTGCCCGAACGCGTCAAGCTTCCGGGCAGAGTAGTCACGGCCTTCACTGGTGAAATTCAAGGCACCCTCCCATTAAGAGTTCTGAGCGTATGTACCCGTAACGGTATCGACCTGCCCCGCATCGAATGTCCAGGTGACGATCTGACCGGAAGAACTGTAAGACAGCTCCGGAGCCTGCTTAAAAGCACAGGACCTGCAGACTGTTGTTTCATCGTTCCCCTTATTAGTCACCGTGATCACATCAGCGCCCCACGCGGAACTGGAAAGCTGTTCAGCGTTATAGAGACGCCTAAGTGCCGCGTTGGCAGTAGAGGCCGCGAGAAGACGAACGCTGACCGTTCCCGTTTTTTCGCAACGCAGAGAATTCATCACAGACCCATCAGCCCCTGCGGTCTGGACATTCTTTGCCGCATTCATGCTGATAGAGATGCCCTCATCGGCAACCCCGGCGCCATATCCGAAATCAACCACTCCCAATGCGCTGGTGAGCGTGGCTGTTACGTCAAGAAAGGAAAAAGTTGCTGACATTTTTTGTTCTCTCTGTTAGCGGTTAACCGAAATAGCGACCTCGGCGAAATGAACCGCGCCCGCAAGCTTTACCGCGACCTGTATCGCGGGCGCTTTTCTGGCCTCACGATCGCTCTGGCTCTGTTGAGATACAGGCTGCGCATAGATGTAATAACCTGACGTCAGAGTGTCACCGGTTTTGAGGGCTCCGAACTCATCGCCATTCCAAACCCCAGGTCCGATCAGCCCATTAACCACGCCCTGATTGACAGCCTTATTGATCGCGGAGACTAGCCGGTTAACACCCGCGTCTGTCTGAAGAATCTTTGTGCCAGAGGTGTAAAGAAGATTCCATACAGCGGTCTGGACATAGTCTGAAAGCCAGTCAAGATCTTTGCGCTCATCCGCGAACCATCCTCCGGACATGACGCCTTCCTGCACGATGCTCGTCCCAGTCTGGTAAGCGACAAAGGCGTTCACGTTCTTCGCCTGAAGCGCGTTTGCCTGGGAAGTTGTTAGGTGTTCAGCCTCAAACCCTGGAAGCTGCTTGAATTTCATTGTCAGAGTGGTATCAGACCCCTCATAGTTCACTACAGACATCCGGGCAAGGAATGACATCGCGGCATAGGAACTGTCTGAGCTGTAGACCACAAGCGCGCGATTATTGCCAAGAGCCTTTAGCCTGGCGCCAAGCGTTGATTCGTTCTGAGAGTCCAGTTCTCCCGAATCTCTGGACGTAAACGCGATGATTCGCGGCAGAGACGCCGCGAGCACCTGACTCGCTGCCGAGAGAGCAGAATCAGTCGTCAGGTTCTCGTCCGCGATAAAACAGGCATACCAGTTGCCCGTGTCAAGGAAGGCCGTGAAGGCATCGTCGACACTCTCCGCGTCAAAGCCCGCGGAATAGGTAACGGAATTAAAGCCCAGAGCGGTCAAAAGGTCAGAGTTAGACGACGTAATCTCCGAGACACTGGACGCTTTCCCTGACGCCGCGCTCGTTATTCTGAAACGTGAGCCATCCCAGGCGCAGGCGCCATAAGACCCAATAGCCGTTCCGATAACGCTGGCAACCGCGTTGTAGTTTGTTGCTTTTGAAAAATCCAGCCCGGCAGCCGACCGAGAGACTCCATCGATTTTCAGAGAAAGCGAGCCAGAAGAAATCCCCGTAAATTTGCTGACATCCTGATTAGCCTCCGGGATAATTGCTCCCAAGGCCGCTGCGGCAGCCCCTGCTTTGACCCAGCGCCCAATGAACAGCTGAGACGGCTTGGGCTCCTGAGAGAAGAACGCGTTGGCCGCGAGAGTTTCCGGGGCTGACGCTCCAAAATCCTCGAGAATTTCCTCATAGGTCCCGTATTCCCGAATTCTCTCAGAAACAGGAATTACGCTTGAAGTCCCGATAACAAGGACCGCACCAAAATCTCTGCCTGCCGCCGCAATAGGCGACATGCTGAGAGAAACACTGACTGCGCGAGATACTGGCAGTGAATTAGCCATTTGCAACTACCCCTCTGGTATCAGAGATGATAACGAAGCCCGCAGCCTCCAGAGTGCGAACACTGAAGCTCCGATATGCCATTCGACCTACTTTGAACCTTACATCCCAGCGATCGACCCATCTCCCATTCACAAAATCCGGGGCGCGGATAGTGTCGGGATCAACGTACATAATGCCCAACCCGTACTGGCGCATTTCACAGGCGTTAAAAGGCATCGTAATTCCGGCACGAAAGGTTTCCGCTAAAGCCATGGCCTCCGGTCCGTAAAACGACGCAATGAAGCTGAGTTTCTGCAGAATCCTTGCCTCGGCCGTATCAGACTTGCTCAGCGTTTCTTTAATTTCAGGCGTCCCAATTGTTCGGACGCCATCAATACTCAGAGAGCACCAATTCGCCCCTGCTCCGGGTTGGGTAGGTGGATTAGGCTGGTAGCGCCGCCTGACCAGGCTGCTCTCAATGCCGGTGATCTCCGAGATCGCGGATCGAACCGGCATAAGCGCCTCAATTGGGTCAGGACTTGGCTGCTTATATCCTTCAGTTGCCATGGCTTAGTAGTCTCCCTCGTAATTCCCACCACCAATCTCTTCAGGCAGACACGCCATATGAAGCATCCCTGCCCCAAACGGGGAGAGATCCGCGGTCGATTGAATAGTGAAGCGCTTCCCGCGCCACACAATCCTGTCGCTCGCTGTCCCCTCAAAGCCTTCAGGAGCGTCAGATTTCTTTATCCGTACAGAAATAGCGCCACCTCTACGGGTTGCCTCGGGAAGACGCTCTAAAGCCTTCTGATCGGACGTAACGATTGCCTTCACGGTCTTCGCCTCCCCCGCGGACTCTTCCAGCTCACCATCATCACCGACCTGCCCAGACACATGCTGGATAGTGATTTCGGACGTAAAAAGATCATCAAATACTTCTGGGACTTCTAGCAGCGCCATGGTCTACCTCTTAACAACAAACCCTCGGACACTTTTAATAAGATCACCTGTGTTGATCAGCGGGCGTTCACCTGAAGCCACTTCCGCCGCCCGCTCTCTTTTACCTTGCTTCATAAGCTTCTTTACCTGCGCCTCTACGGATGCCAGCTTGGTTCCTCGCTGAGCGGCACGAGCGACCAGGCTTTCAGGCTTGATGGGTTCAAAATTCGCGTCTGACTGTACATAGGTTCTGACGCCATCGGAAACCGACTGAGCCATCTGATCGAGAACAAGCCCTGACTGATATAAATCCCCCTTAAGCGCGGCCATAGCTGACTTGTGGAACCCTTCTTTTATCAGGTCTCTTTGTGCCGCCACACCTTCAGACAGGAAAGGCCTGGGCGGGATCGAATCCGTGCCCTTCTCATGAATGTAAGCAAGGTCGGCGTTATCTATTACCCGCCCTTTCGCCTTGTGACTTCCCGCGCCCTTTGCGATGCCTATGAGGATGTCCACCGAACCCACCCCTTGAATTCCCTTAGCAACCCGCGCGTTGTTAACCCTATTGACAGTGCACCCTGCCTTCCTGGTCATATCTGATAAGCCCCTGCCCCAAAAACCCGCATAAGCATCCAAAGCTCCTTCCCATAAGGGGACAGGTTCCAAAGCCCTGCCCCCGCCTCGGACCCGGTCGCGGTATCAAAGGAAACAGACACACCGTCTACACTCTTTGAAGAAATGATCCCGCTCGAGCCTGCGGAAGCATTGCTTTTCTCTGACAGATAAGCGAAATGCGCGGCATAAAGACCCGCAGCATGTTTCGCCATTTCCTCTCCCCACACCTCTTCACTAAACAATTGGTTCGCGACGCCAAGGCGATAAGAGACTGTCGCGTCAGACACGTCGGATAGTTCCGGGAATGCCTTACGGAAATCAGAAAGCGTTGTTTCTGCTACTGCCATGCTCTTTTCCTCATCTAAAAAAAGGGGCCAAGGGATATCTGAACCCTTGACCCCCTCTGTAAGCGGCTATCCGCCTGAAAATCAGGAAGCAAGAACCGCGTAAAGCATCACCTCCGGGCGCACGATTTCAACCTGGCCAAGAAGACCGTAGTAAGTCGTGGACTGGGAGAGATCACGATACTGAACCGGGGTGTGCTGCAGAGGAACCATCGGGAAGCGGACATAGTCCGAATCCTTTCTATAGGCAACGACAGTTTCCTTAGACACCACACCGTTCTTCGTCGAAAGCCAGCGTACCGGTTCAATAGAGAGCGTTTCGCCCTGAGACTTCGCGAGATTATTCTGAAGAATCCACTCCAGCAGATTCGTCGACGTATTCTGCAGAGGAGTCATCAGGCGAGCGAAGAGCTCAGGAGAGACCAACAGACGATTCGCGACATCGATGAAGTTTGTGGCCTTCCAGGTCTTCTCCAGAACGCCGTTAAACATCTCAATGAAATCGTTGGGAGTAGCGCCCGATGCCAGCTCACCAACATTCTCAGACGCAACTCCCTTATCGTTAAGCAGTCCCGTGGCGTTGACGGTCGAATCGCCAACATAGACCATGCGGTCCACATCAGACTGGTGCTTGGTCTTCATCGCGTTGTACTTCTGTACGTCAATCGGGCGATTAACGGACTGAGACTTGGCCAATTCGATGACCGTGTACGCAACGTTATATGCGACGAGGTTCAGGGGGTGCACCACCTTCTCAAAGTTCACAGACACCGCGGGAGCTGTGGTCGTCGGGTCCTTGGCCCAAGAGATATTGCCGGTAGAGAGCCCGGGAACGGCGCCATAGCTGGAAGCGATATAGGAGGTTGCTTCGTCGCTGATAGAAACGTCATTACGGAGATCGATATCGCGACCCCAGGTAAATTTGCTCTTGGGCTCATACAGCTTCTTGTCGAGGCGTTCGAGCTCCCCCTGCATGAAGGCGCCAGCAGACTGAATCGTCTCGGCATCAGAGAAACGCAGGATTGTCATTTATCTTGGCTCCTTAAATATTGAAAGAGACCTCGGCAATGCCATTGGCATCAGCCGCGCCCATAAAGACCGCGCCTGCGATCTCGGTATTGGATTCAGCCGTGGCCGAGATAGCGCCCGCTGCCGTCGCGTAAACCTTCCCGCCCGCCTTGGCCGTCCCAGCCGTGACTTTCACAAGCAGGTAACCGCGGCGAAGAACGCCGACCACATCAGCCGTAAACGACCCGGCAGAGTCGACCTGTGTATAGTTGCGAACGGCAAAGCCGATAACACCGGTACCAGAAGCGGAAACAGTGCCGTCTGAGCCTTGGGCAACGGCGACACCGAACTCTTTTACCGGGCTGGAAGAGTTGTTGGCATAAGATTCAACGGTGTGGTCGAAAAAACCACGAGTAACGGTTCCTGCCAGGCCAAGAGGCAGAGTTACGTTGACATACTGGGACATTTGGTATTGCCTCCTTACTTGGTAGCCCAATAACCCGAGTTGATCCCGTTCACGTAATCAACGGAATTCACTTCGGCTTCGGGATTCATACTGTCGCGGCTGCGATTCAGCGGCTTAGGATTGTTTTCTTCCTTTCTGAGAACCGCGGCAGCGTGCAGCGTAGAGAACAGTGCGGCGGATGCCATCGAATCGGAATCACCGAACCGGCTGTCGCGCTTCAGGGCGGCACGGGCAAGCCTCTCAAGCACAGAGCGGGAAAGCCTGCCATCCTGAGAGTCACAAGCCGGTTTCTCAAGATCCGGGGCAACCGTCTCCGCGTCCTGCAGAACCTGTTTAGCCTGCTCCGGTTCGATAAGATCACCGCCCTCCGGGGCCTCGTCGGTATCCTCCTGGCTGTCCTCCGTGGCCTTGGGAGCCACAAGAGAAGCGAGCCGGGCGACGGCCTTTTCAAGCGCGTCAATCCGAGTCAGAAGTGCGGCATTTGGATCCGGGGTGGCTGCGGCGGATTCCCCCGCGGCAGGCTGTGCCGGCGTCTCGTCGGCCGCTTTCTGCGGCGCCTCAGTGCTGGAGGCGTTGACCTGATCGAGATAGTCATTCAATCCGTCTTCATCGCCATCCTTGAATAACTTCCTGATAGTATTTTTAAAGCTCAACATGGGTTGAGAATCTCCAATGCGGCACGCCCTGCCGAGACGGGCGCGTTTGACAAGCGCAACGTGGTTTCCCACAAACCCAGAGTGGCGGGCATTCCCGCCGCCAAGGTCCTCGACAGTCGCGTCATATCCGCAAGATAACTCTTCAAGATCCCCGCTTTTCACAGCCGCAATAGCCTCTGAATCGGTGATAAGAAGATCCGCTATCAATTTGTCAAAATCTTCCCCGGAACCGCGCCGTACGTTCTGAACAATACCTTTGGCGATTTTCCCCCAGTTCTCCGGGTCGGCAAAATGCCCATGGCCAAAGACCACGGGCTTTCCTTCAAACGAAGCCATGGCTTCCGGGCTGAAAAGATCCTCCGGTTCCCTTCGGATATGAATCAGCCCATCGGGTCCCGGAGCGACGCCCGCAACCTCGGACGGCTTATAGGGGAAGGCTCCTGTGGCGGCAATGACGCAGCCAGTGCAAAGCAGATAACCTTCCGGCGTCTCCGCCCTGTGCTCACTTAGACGATTCGAGATCAGAAACATCAAAATTCAATCCGACAAAAAGTCTTTCCGCAGTACACCTGCAGTTGAATATGCACCCGGGGTGTGCCCGCAGCTCCTCCCCGCCCTTACCGATACCAGCTACTGGCGGGGAATTCCATGAAAAGATTTTGCCGTCCAGGTCAGCATGCATTTCCCGAACCCGCGAATCATGCGATGTATGCCATCTGTAAAACTGCGAACCAGTGGCTTCTGCTCTTGCCTGTGTAAAATTCGCGCGCGCCCTGCTGGTTTCCGTTCTTGCGATCAGGATCGCCCGGGAGCGGGATAGCTGCCCCAGGTGGTCGATGTCGTCAACGAAGGCCGTGAAGCGCTGCCCCGAGAGATTTGCCTGCTCCACGATCTTGTGGACTTTTTCTGCGGCTTCAAGTGGCAGCGATGTAATCAGATCGACCTGAGCATCCTGAAGAGACCTGAAGAAGTTCCCCGTGCCCGCTTCACGGAGTTTCTTGCGAGTCTCGCGGCTGATCTTCCCTGATTCCTTGATCCACTCGTTGTAATCGATCCTGGAGGCGCGGAGAAGCATCCTGGCGGACACCTCCCTGCTCCAATCTTTGAGCTCTTCGGCATAGCGGCGCAGTGCCTCTTCCAACTCCTTCGGTCTGTCAGCATACAGGCGACAGAGCTCTTCTACCCGCTTCGCCACCTCTTGCAGGCGTCGGTTGTACCATCCCTCCAACTCCCGCGTCTTCCTCGCTTCGCGGTTCATACCTTAGGCGGCTTCCCTCCTGCCGGAGTCTCGTACTCTTGTTCTTTCGCCAAGGCCTCAACCTCAGGGGGAATCGGCGCGCTCAGTTCGGCGTCTTCCTTTTCAGCCTTACCAATGTCCTCGTCCGTAATCGATGAGAAAAGGCCAATTGTCGACGCGAGTTTGCGCGATTCTTTCATGGCCGCGGCCTTTGACAGAATCCCAGCATCCATCGCGGAGATAATTGCCTGCGAAAAGCTCCCTGCTGCCTGGCTGCGCTGCTCATCAGACAATTGCCAGAGCGTGCGGAACTCAAAGTCGAACGAAGACGGTGCTGCCTCTCCCATCGCGCTTTGGTACATCACGCGGAAAAGACGCGTGAGATTGGCTCTCAGCTTTGAATCCTGAAGGTGCTTGATTTGGTCATAATAGATTCTCAGATCGCTCTCGCCCGTGGCAGATAACCCCGCCGGAGACTGCCCAAAGAGCCGGACCAAGGGAACCCCCAGAGCGCCTGAAACCTGCTCCCCAAACTGCAGCAGAACATCCGGCAGCCCTGAAAACTGGTAATTGTTTGTCTGAAAATCATCCTCTGTATCCCCGATAGTCATACCCTCAATCCCCTGATACAGACGCATCATTTCCATCTGGCGCTGAAGCCCTCGCTCAGCAGGACCGCCTGTTGCCATAATCTCTCTCAGTCCCTTGATCTTGTAGAAACGCAGATAGCACTTAGAAAGAAGCTGAAGCGCATATTCAGAAGACAGGTCGTATGACTTAATCCTGTCATAGACATTTTCAAACACGGAAGCCCCCCAGCCCTGGTACGACTGGCGAACGTTCCACGGGAGTTCCCGCCCTTTGAAGACCAAACATCTTGAGTGATGAATTTGTTGGCTCGGGATGCTGTAATCCGAGCTTCCGGAATCCAGTGTATAGAACTCTGGCTCCCCAAAGTCGGGACCGAGCTTTTTCACACGAGAGGCTGACGGCTGGCACTGCCACCTGTCAAGCACCATCAATCCGCGAAAGCTCTTCTGCTCCACCTGTTTAGGGTCCAGGGGAGTTGACATGTCAGCACCATCAATCAGAATTGCCGCCATAGCCCCGCCATAGAGCCTGCTCCACTTGATAGCCGATGTGATGCCATCCCAAATACGATAGCGATCCATGGCAGATTCAATCGCGTCGATAGCATCCGGGCGCTCCGGAGATTCAAGCGCCACGCCTTCGCGCGTCATGTCTTCCGCGACAACGTCAACCGCAAGCCCGCCCAGCCATGAAGTTTGATACAAGGCCTCGAGATCCGTGCGGTCAAAAGACTTGAATCCGTAGGAATAGCGAGACACCGCCGAAGTCTGCGGCTGAAGATTCCCCACCCGCTGGATATAGTTCTGGATGCCGTCTGAAAAAAACTCCCGCCGACCACCGACGGCCAAGTGGGGGACACCCCGTTTTGCCCTGCGCTTAGAAGTCATTCTTCTTCCCAATTCTTTCCCATAGAGCAATGGATTGATGAGTGATATAGCCGTCCAGTGCGTAGCGCACGCTGTCGATGCAGTGATTCCACTTATCCTCAACAATGTTAAGGACGTCACCTGTCCGCTTATCCACCTTGTAGCTGTAGAGAGAAAACTCCTCAGCTGTATGCCTGCAGCGCGGGTGTATAACGATCGCCTCAAAAGACCGCAGATAAGCGATCCCGTCTTCAATTGATCCCTGCCATTTCTTGGCCGCCCGTGCATTGAACCCCAGCCGATTACGCAGATAGCTGATTGTCTCGGGTCTCGCCGAGTCACAGATAATTGGCCACTGATCACATTCGGGGACTGAATTCCTGTATAGGCTCCCCAATTCGTCAATCTCTACCCCGTGCCCATAGGCTTCGTAATCGATGTACAGATTCCGGTCAAGCATGAAACACCGCAGAAGCGTTGACGGGTCCTTCGAAAAGCCAAAGTCGGCGCCGAAAAAAAGACGATCCGCCCTCTTCCAAAGGTCATCCGGGAAAGACTCGACCCGGTACTTCCCTCGGAAAATCTGTGCGTCGGAATTCGTCCGCGGCTGTCCTTCCCAAATATGCAGGTAGGCTTCATAGTCAACCCGCTTCATGTACTCCATTTCTTCTTCAAGAGCGGTCCCTTTGAAGTAGGGATTGTCTTCATAGTTAAGCTTTTGAGTGCTGCAGCGAGGCGGTGGAGAAAGTACAAAACGCTTATAAGTCGGATCGTCCGGGCGATCAGGGTTAAAACTAATAAAGATCCGGGAACCCTTGGAGCGAATCGTTGGGATAAGCGTAAGCCAGGAGTCTTCAGAAACCGTTTGAGCCTCTTCGACCCAACAATAGTTCACGCCTTCAAGGGACTTGAGCGATGGATTGTTGCTCAGGCCCCGGAAAATAAATCGGCTGCCAGTCGATTTGCAAATAATGGCGTCACGCGTATAAACAAATCGCTGAGAAAGCCCCATACGGGCAATTGTGTCAAGAAGAAGCTGATAACTCGAGTCTCGTATTGAATTTTGGATCTCGCGCACGCACAGGATCCGGCAGTCGCTTTTATTCGCGAAATAAATCAGCGCGGCGGCGATGCCCCATGACTTGCCTGAGGCTCTGCCACCATACAGCACCACAAAGCGCCACTTGTCCTGATAGAGCGGGATAAGCTGCCTGATCATTCTTCTGCGTCAGAGCCCGGTTTCCCTGCCTCCGCGACCAGCTCCAGCACTTCACGCATCGCCGGTGTGCTCTCTGCCCCCTGAAGCGATACCGTGGTCTGCACCTGCTTCTTCTCCTGGAATGCGTCACCGCCCTGGGTGACAAGCAGAAACTTAAGAGCACGGAAATCGCCTTGATCAGCAAGCGTGGCCATTTTGCTCGCCCACTTGACCACACTCCGATTGCGGCCGCGGGTAATCGCTTCCTGCAACTCTTTCTGCTCTCTCTTGCGCCGGTAGAGCGTCATGTGGCTAATGCCAAGCTGAGCGGCAATGTGCTCGATCGAGCACCCCATACCCGCCAGACGTTCAACTTCGGCGATATCGATTTTGACTTTAGGTTTCTTAGCTATCCCCATAACCTGCTCCATATACCCGCTACCTTTCCTAACTTTCACCACCGTATTGACCCTGGACGTCTGCGATAGCGCTTAATCTGGTCCAGATTGCAGGAAACGCAGTACGAGCCGCCAAACGGGAAGAAATAAAGGGGTTTCCCCGCATAAACTATCTCGTAAATTGGCGGCTCAACGTCGAGGCTTTTGACGCGCCCTGATCTCTTTGCCTCCTCAATTGCTTTGACCCGCGCCCGGCGAAGCTTCCCCCAATGCTCCGGCAGAGCCTCAGCGCCTGGGTTGCGAGAGACAAATCTCCAGGATTCCGGGAGATTGAACAGCAGGTTTTTTACTTCTCCTGATGGCATAGCGCCTCTCCTTTCCCTTTTTGGTCCTGGAAATATTGTCGTACTTCGCGCCTGCGCATTTTCCGCAGCCCTCGGCTTATCCTTGCGAAACTAACGCATGTCACGCAGCCCGTTACAGGGACAGAGACATTGAGTATCCCGCAATACCCCGTCCCTTCGCTTAAGCTTTTCTCCTCGGCTCTATCCAAAAGGAGGTCACAGTTCTCGCACAGAGCGCAATGCGCCCGAAAGTCTTTCTCAAACTGCTGTGCGTCCTCCCTGCCTTGGAAAAAGACCGTCCCCGACGTCGATCTGATCGCCCACAATCGTCCCCGCCTTTCGACCACGCGCGCCACCTCATATCCACCGCCCTTCTGTACTGAAAATCTCATTTCGAAGCTCCTGGCGCGTTTGAATCGCCCCCGGGCGCCGGCAAATTGAGTTTCCAGCGGAGATACCGGATCCGCCGTACCAGCGCCTCGACGTTCGAGGCCCCAACCACCCCAACGGGCGGGACGTTCGCGAAATAAACCGGATAAGCGAGTGAGTGGTGGATCCAAACGCCCTCCCGATAGGCAACAGCCTCAGAATTCCCCATGGCGGCGGCCGCCATCCCCCACCTATCCATCTGGGGACCCACGGCGCCTTTGATACTGGCCGCCTCTGCCCGGCGCTCAGATAATTCCCTCACTCTTTTCATCAACCCTCTGTCCATACTGCCCAACTCCTCCAGATCCCCCAGTGGGATAATTAGAAATGCGGGGACCCAACCTGCACTCACTAACCATCCCATAGAGGAAATCAAATGACGATGTCTGAACAATCCGCTGTAGCCCTTGTCTGCGAACTTATTCGTAGGGGAGAAGTCCATCTTCCATGCCTCGATAAATTTGAATCTTCCAGAAAAAAAGAACTTCAATTTTTCTTGGGTGAGGAAGACGGGAGGTATACGTGGGAGCTTGATGAGCCCCGAAAAAAGCTTGCCGGTCAGGCGGCAAGACTTGACGCCGAGTATCTGAGCACGCTGATCGACGCCCTTAAACAAGGAGCCGATACAAAAAATGACGCTGGGGATTTCTGCACCAACCTCAAAAAACTTGACAAAGCCGTTAAGAGAACTCTTCATGACTGAAGCGCCCCAAAACTGCTGATCCGTCATCACTAAAGACGACAACCTTATCCCCCGGCTTAACTTGGGCTGGGGTTAGTAAGCGTGGCTCTTTGGCAATAAGCTCTGCGTCCGTGCCAATCTGCTCCTTTATTTTTTCTGACAGAACCTGCAGCCTTGCCGCGTCAGCAAGGCAGGCGCGCCCAGACTTTGCAAAAAGAAAGATTTCGTCGACTTCTTTGAATACGTCTAAGAGGGCCTTTTCCTGAGAATCCACGTTTACTAAGATCATTTCATTTCTCCTTTCGTTGTTTTCCGTCATGCCTGTGCCTCCCACATTTCATCGGGCAGGGCATCGCTTGGCTTCGGCAGGTGAGCCTCAAGGTAAAGCCTCGACCGGACCTTGCCCGTGATGGATCTGAGGAAGGCAGGATCCCCGAGCTTCTCCCCGTACAGAGTCTCGAGGTAGCGCCGCTTTATCCCAGAAAGCGGACGACCCGCGGCAATCGCGGTGATCCCCTCCCACTCCCAAAAGTCTTTCGGGCGCGCCCCCAGATCCCTGATGGCCTTAAGGCTGCGGTCGACAGCCCGGGCAATGGCAGGATCCGCAGGGCGCACTTCAGCGACAGAAATTTCACTGGCGCTGGCCTGGTGGGTCTTTTTCTCCAGAGCGCGTTCTCGGATTTCCCGGGCAGTCTTCACGATGTCGGCCGGTGCCGGCATTTTGCTGTGCCTCTTTGGCCAGTCGGTAAGCGCAGAGATAGCCGCCCATGCGGGGACTTCGTCTTCAAGGCAAGAAAGCCAAAGAAGCAGTGCCTTTTCTGATGGGGGTCTTCCGTCCAGAAGATCGGCCAGCCCCAAAAGCTGCTCACTGATTTTTTTGACGTCGGAGCCTTCGTACTTGAAGCCTGTCATTTTTCAGTTTCCTTCCTGTTGTCAGTCAGCCCCAGAGCTTTGATGACAAAATCGACCTTCCTGTCATTGCTGGAGCGAGAATCGAATTCAGCCTGATAGTCCTTAACCGCCTGCCAATCGGCGTTGATCGAGATCCATCCCCGTGTGGCGCATAGCTCAACCGCTTGCTGGACTGAGAGACCAGACTTAACGACCTGGGCTTTGAAGTGCTTCCATGCCGTCTCGGTGAGCGGTGAGTGCTTCGCCTTTCGTACCGTCATCCAGTCCTTAAAAGCGGTTTCAGTGAGTTCGACGCCGAGCTCTGGAGGTTTGAATGCCTGAGTTTTGGTTTTCTCTTTCTTTGGGTGGGTACAGTTCTGTGCGGAGGTACAGATTTGTACGGGGGCAACACCGTCAACGAGGTGGTGGTACTTATTACCTTTATCTGTTCTCTGATCTGTTAATTGATTTGTTAATTGATATGTTCGAGTACCAATTTCGGTACTCCCCCCGTCCCAATTTTGGGACTCCCCGGGTACCGTTTTTGGTACTCCCCCAGTACCGTTTTTGGGACTCCCTAATTTGGGACTCCCAATTTCGGTACCCCCGTTTTTGGGTGAACCGATCAGTCTGTAAAGGTTGGCGGTGTGACCGCTTTTCTGCACGGAGATAACACCAGACTCAGCCAAGGACTTAAGCCCGGCAATAACCGTTTTCCGGTTGAGTTTGGTGAACTTTGCAATTGCTTCAAAAGACGGGAAGCTTTCGCAGTTCTCGTCTGAGAATTTCGCCAAGGCAAGCACGATGAGTCGTTCAGATGACGATTTCACCGGCACTTCCCACGCAATATCTGTGGCGCGGTATCCGTGCATATCCCAAACCTCATCAGTGCCAACGTTCGTAGAGCTTTTTGACATCCGAGTTGAAATTCCTCGGATGCATCTTCGTCAGTGCGCAGAAATCAGCCAGACGTGACGTCGGGATGCTGTTCTGGCGCTCCCATTTGGCTACAGCCATGCACGACACCCCCAGCACCTCAGCAACCTTTTTGCGACCGCCAAGCTTTCGGATTGCAAGTTCGATCGTGGTTGGGGTATCTGATGGAAAAGTGTTATCAGACATTAGAACCTCTGGTTACGTTTAATAACCTGAAGTTTAACATAATTTAAAACTTAAGGTTTATTGCAGGAGACTCTGTTACGTGCAACACTTGGTTTAGGAGATATCTATGAGCAAAGAAAGTTCTGAACGCCTGAAGTCCCTTCTCGATGAGAAGGAAATTTCCGTCCGCCAGTTAGCGAAATACGTGGGGGTTTCTGACGTAGCCGTCCGGAAGTGGCTCACCAAAGGTGATGTGCCTAGAGACGACCGTTTAAGGAAAGTCTGCGAACTTCTTGGAGTGACGCCGGCATTCCTGGTGTTTGGTGATGAGACCGCCCCAAAACAGACAATCGAAATGGAAGATGGAACAATCGCCGTTCCATTTTTAGATGTAGCTGCCGCCTGTGGATTCGGAGCTGAGGAACAGTACAGACTCTCGCTTCTGCGCTTTGTTCGCCTTGATTCATCGATGCTGAGAGCATCGGGGCTCAATATCAATCCCGGCAGTCTGAACATGATTACGGCTACTGGGGACAGCATGGAGCCCACTATCCAGAATGGCAGCGCAATAATCGTTGATACGTCTCAGACATCGATTTCCAGTGACGGGTTGTATGCCCTAGCTTTTAACCATTCTCTGTTCATTAAACGGGTTCAATGCCGTCCTTCCGGGTATCTTCTAATCAGCGATAATTCCAAATATCCACCGATCGAAGTGAAAGCTTTTACTGACCAGATCAAGATCATAGGTCGATGTTTCATAGGTCTTCAGATAACCTATTTCCCTTGATACCAGTCAACCGTTGGTTTACTAGACAGAAGTTTCTGTTCAAAACCTTCGGTTGATTTTTTTTACCTATCGTGATAACCTTCGGTTAGTTAACAAAACCAGAGGTTTGAAAATGACAGTCACTGAAAACATGTATAGCGGTTCTCTCAATCAGTACGAGTCTGATCTCCGTGAACGCGAAGTGACTCAGAACCTGACGGTGCATGAAGACTCCGCCCGGGAAATCTTTCTCTGGATCGCTGAAGCAGCTATCTCGCTCGCTTCCCTCTTCCTGATCACCGCCGTGCTCCTGTCCTTCTTTGGGATTCTCGACATCCATTTCCTCTAAGGACAACACAAATGAGCACCATTGAAATTACCGACGAACCTTCATCGGAGCATGCACCGTCGGCGGCTGGGTGCTATGGGCGATGCGAGCTTTGGCTGACATAGCGGGAGTTTGAAATGACTGATATGCAGTGGGTCCTCGCATTCCAGACCGCCGTGATGGTCATTCAGGCCGTTCAGGCCTTCAACCTGTACACCATGGGGAAGTACGTCCGGGCAAGGGAAATCTTTATCGCAAAAGCCCTCGAGGGTTTGGGGGATATGCAGAAGCAGAAAGTCTTGCCGCCTTCCGATGGCGGCAGCGACAAGAAGCAGTCGACAGAGTCGGAGAGACAACCATGCTGAACAGCATCCTGCAATTCGGCTCCAGCCACGATCGGCGCCACTTTGTAGCCGGGAATGCTGATGGCTTTGGTCTGGAAGTAGCGGTTTCCGGGCTGAACCTCAAGCCGCACCGCCCAGGCGTCGGTCTTCCAGTCTTTGACGATATCAAGTTTGGAAACGCTCGGTCTTCCGAGCAGCAGGTTTACGAATCCAAGCACGGCGGCAATCACTCCGGCTATGCAGCCAACGATTTGAACAATTTCCATGTTTCCTCGGGTGGGGTGGTTTGTGGTGGATATGAGGGATCCGCTTCTAATCATCCCACCGGAGGAGCCTAAAAAGGAAGAAACAGGAAATGGAAAAAATTTTCACAGTCGAGCTGATCTGCCTCGATATGGTCGAAGACAAGGAGCCGCGGCTTGAGGCTTCAAAGAGCCACGGGCTTGCGGCCTTCTACACGCTCGAACGGGCAAGAGCCTTCGCCCAGGGACTTCAGGATCGGGCTGAAGCACGGTACATGGCAAAGCACGGATCGATCCCGATCGACCGCCCGCAGTTCGTTGCGCTGCCGTTCTGATAAACAGAGAGTGACAAGAAAATGAAAATCATCCCTACACAAAACCTTACCCGCGCCCAGTGGCTCGAGCTTCGCCGTCACGGCATAGGCGGCAGCGATGTCGCCGCGATCCTGGGGCTGAGCAAGTGGCGCACGCCCCTTGAGGTATGGCAGGACAAGACCGCCACGGCCCCGGTCGAAGACCGCGAGCCTTCACAGGCTGCGCACTTCGGCACCGTGCTCGAGGAGACGGTTGCTCAGGAATTCGCCAGCCGCACCGGCTACCGCATCAAGACTGCGCCCGGGATGCTCCAAACCGACGACCGCCCGTGGGAGTGCGCCAACGTTGACCGTCTTATCTACAACCAGGGCGACACGCTGCCCGACCTGCCCCCGGCCGCTCTGCTCGAGTGCAAGACAGCCCGCACCGCTGACGGCTGGGGCCCGAGCCAGGAAGAGGAGATCGTCGCCGGTGGCGATCCCGAAGGCCACGAGATCCCCGTCTACTACGAGACGCAGGTGCAGTGGTATCTCGGCATTACCGGCCTGCCAATCGCGTATGTGGCAGTGCTCATCGCGGGGCAGGATTTCCGGGTCTACTCGGTTCCCCGCAACGACGAAGTGATCGCAACCCTGCGCGAGCGCATGGAGGAGTTCTGGAAAGTCCACGTCATCGGGAAGGTGCCGCCCGAGGCCGCGACCCCGAGCGATGTTCGCGCCCTCTACGCCGACGACAGCGGGGAACTCGAAGAGGCTACCAACGACGAGGCCGCACTCATCGGCGAGCTCCAGACGCTGCGCGGCAGGATCGCGGAGCTCGAGAGCCAGGAGAAGGCGCTTGCCTCAAAGCTCATCGTGGCAATCGGCCCCCGCGCCGGCCTGACCATTGCCGGGAAGAAGGCCGCCACCTACAAGACCCAGACCTCACGAAGGCTTGACTCATCGCGGCTCAAGGCCAACGAGCCCGAGCTTTATCAGGACTATCTCGCAGAGAAGAAGACGCGCGTCCTGCGCCTCGCTGCGTGAACGAACAACCTCAACGAATCTAGGAGCAAAACATGAACACAACGGACAAACTCGCAACCGCCCTCGGGCAGGCCCCGGCCCCCGTCAAGGCCCCCGCCCGCGTCGCCAGCAAGAACCCGATCATCAACATGCTCGTAAGCGACCGCTTCAAGAAGCAGATGGCGCTCGCCCTGCCGAAGTCGCTCACGGCTGACCGCCTCACCCGCATTGTCCTGACCGAGTTCCGGAAGACCCCGGCCCTGCTGAGATGCGACCGAGAGAGCCTTTTCGGCGCAGTTCTCCAGTGCGCCGCGCTGGGCCTCGAACCCGGCTCCGCTCTTGGTCACTGCTACCTGCTGCCGTACGGAAAGACCTGCCAGCTCATCATCGGCTATCGCGGCATGATCGACCTGGCGCGTCGATCCGGCCAAATCCTGAGCCTGTGCGCGTACTGCGTCCACGAGGCTGACGAGTTTCACTATGAGCTTGGGCTGCACCCGGACGTGCGGCACATCCCGGCCGCCACCGCGGTCCGCGGCCCCGTGACCTATGTCTATGCCGTCGCCGCCCTCAAGGACGGTGGCGTTCAGTTCGAAGTGCTCAGCCGCGCCGAGATCGAGGCCGTGAGGAAGAGCAGCCGCGCCGGCACGCGCGGCCCCTGGGTCGATCACTGGGAGGAGATGGCTAAGAAGACCGTGATCCGCCGCCTGTTTAAGTATCTGCCCGTGAGCATCGAAGCCGCCCGCGCGACCGAGATCGACGAGAAGGCCGACCGAGGCGAAGCCGTCACCGAGCAGGACTGGATCGACAGCAACTTCGTAGAGACCGGAGAAGAAGCCGCGCCCGTGATCGAGCAGGCCCCGGTCGAGGCCCCCGCCCCTGAAGCCGTAGCCGAGAACCCGGCCCCGGCCGCCGGCAACTGACCGCCTAGGAGGATCACGAAATGGCAAGCGTCAACAAAGTGATTCTGCTTGGCCGACTTGGCCGGGATCCTGAGACTCGAGACGCGAACGGGACGCCCGTCTGTCATCTGTCCGTCGCCACATCTCGGCGCTACAAGGACCGAAACGGAGAGCGTCAGGAGGAAACAGAGTGGCACATCGTTGTCCTCTTCGGCCGGGCGGCTGAAATCGCGCAGCAGTACCTCCTGAAGGGCAGCGAAGTCTATATCGAAGGCCGTCTCCGCACCCGCAGTTACGAAAAGGACGGCGTTAAGCGCTACAGCACCGAAATCATCGGCGAGTCCATGCAGCTCGGCGCAAAGCCGACGGACGGAGCTCAGGGCTCCGGCGCCCCCGCAGGCTTCGAGTCTCCCGAACGTTCGACCGCCCCGCAGGGGCAGGGCATGAATGATGAGATTCCGTTCTGAAGAGGAGGCGGGCATGACGAAATCCCAGTTCAAGCACCTCCCGCTCGCGCAGGTGGACGAGCAGCGCGTGGCGAACCTCTCCCGCTTCACGGCGAGGAATGCCGCCCGCGCCGTGGCGCGGCCCCTCATCGACCGCATCGACAAGGCGGACGCAGAGATGGAGGACTTCGACCGCCGCCTGATCGCCCTCAGCCTCAGGCTCCGGGCTGTCGAGCAGAAGGCGCACGAGCACTGGTGGACCCGTCTCGACAGATGGATCCGCAAGCAGGCGGGGAGGATGGCATGAAGAGCAAAGACTACTTCGAGTTCACCGTGCCCGGCCGCCCGAAGGGCAAGGAGCGACCCAGGTTCTCCGGCGGCTGCGTCTACACGCCCCGCACCACCCGGGACTACGAGCGTCTGATCGCCGCCTGCGCCAGAAGCGCAATGCGCGCGGACGGGGTGCGTGAGTGGCTGAACTCTACCGACACCGAAGTCGGCGTGTACATCAACGCCTACTTCCCAGTGCCCAAGTCGTGGCCCAAGTGGATGCAGGAGAAGGCGAGGCAGGGAGAGATCCGGCCGACCTGCAAGCCGGACAACGACAACGTGAAGAAGGCTGTCTTTGATGCTCTCAACCACGTGGCCTACAGAGATGACCATCAAGTCGTAAGCGACGGTATGGAGAAGTGGTACATCCCCGACACGTCTGCTCAGCACAAGGCCGGGTGGCTCGATGTCGCCGTCTCAATCAAGCGCAAGCGGACGAGGCGCGAGGACTTCGCCGATGAGTGAGATGACCGATCCGGTCGCGGTCGCCGAGCGGGAACTGGCGGAGGCACTCAACCGCCTGCTTATCGCAGAGACGAAAGCCGCTGCCGAAGGGCGAATTGTCGCGCCGGACGAGATAAACAAGAAGGCCCGCGAGGTCGAGTGGAGGATCGCGGTGCTGAGGATTCTGAAGGAGGGAGGGGAAAAATGACATGGCTTGAAACTGCGGGCGACGACGATGTGATCACCCGCAAGCAACTAGCGGAGAGCCTGCACATCACGACCCGCACGCTCTCTTCTTATATAGCGAAGGGACGCATCCCGCCCCCGGTGGACCCGTTAGCCGGCAAGCACGTCTTCTTGGTCGGCGCGGTCAGAGACTACCTGAGGCGCGGAACGCAAAGAGCTATCAAGGCCGTGAAGGCCGCTTGAAACGAAGCCCCCGCAGAGACGATCCTGCGGGGGCTTTGCGATTGCAACGGTAGATAGCTTACTTCAGAACTGAAACTTAATTTGTTGAATTCGTTTTAGGGAAGATCGCGTCCGCCCACGCCTGCATGACGGCCGCCCTTTGTTCGAGAAGATCGTCACGGAAGTAGGCGCGGACGGTCCGGTCGCCGATGGTGTGGCTGAGGCACTTCTCGGCAACATCGAAATTCACGCCCTCGCGGGCGCACCAGTCCCGGAAGACCGAGCGCATCCCGTGCATTGTGGCGGTCGTGTTCGTGAGCCGCTGGATCGTGATTCGCGGCGTGTCGATCGCATTGAACTTCGCGATTCGCCCGGGAAAAACCACGGTCTCGTCCATCCCCCGCACAGCATCGAGAACCTCAAGAGCCTGGCGGGAGAGCGGCACCCGGAAGTCCTCGCGGCTGTGCTTCGCCGTCTTCATCCGCTCCCACGGAACAGTAAAAATGTTACCGTTGATCTCCAGCCACCGCGCCCGCAGGAACTCCCCGGCCCTGAGCGCGGTGAGGCATCCGAAGATCACGGCGCAGCTCGCGCTCGTCCGACGCTCCCAGAGCGCAGGCAGAACCTTGTCCCGCAACGTCTCGAAGTCGATGGCCCCGAAGTGCTTCACCCCGGCCGCCGACAAGGGCGGAAGGAAGAGCTCGAGGTTGCCCTTCCATGCGGCGGGGTTCTCTCCGTCCCTCCATCCATTCGCCTTGCAGTAGCTGAGAACAGCTTCAAGCCGCCCCCGCACCTTATTCGCCGTTGCGGGCTTCTCGCCCCACAGAGGGCGAAGGACCTCAAGGACATCGTCCCGGGCGATCTGGTCAACAGGGAAGTCTCCGAGACCGGGAAGGATGTAGGTCTTGATCGTGTTCGCCCACTGCTCGGTCGCCTTCTCGTTCGTCCACGCCTTGACCTGACGGCGATTCTCAACTGCCTCGGCCCACACTTCGGAGAGCATGGGGGCGGCATCTTTCGGCTTCTCCGTGTCCCCAGTGTCCCCAGTCTTGAGCTTCGCGCGGACGGCCGCAGCCTTCTCCCGGGCTCCGGCTGTCGAGAGCGCGGGCCAGCTCCCGAGGCTCCGCTCCTTTGTTTTCCCACAGACCTGCACGCGCAAGATCCACAGCTTGCTGTTGCCCCTGACCTTCAGCCGCAGCCCGTCGCCGAAAGTGTAGATCCCATCACCCAGCGTTTTCGGATTAAGCAT